TTGGTTGTGCGTAATAGTTTGTTGTCCCAGAACCAGATGTAAATGTTGAGGTTCCTCCACCACCACCGCTGCCAATTAACCCAGCACCATTAAAGTTACCGCCACCACCAGCAATAATGTGCCCATAACGAGAATAACCGCCAACCGCATTAGAGGCACCTGCTCCAATAATGCAAGTTGGATTTGCTAGTGTCCATCCCCAAGAAACGCCACCTGCGCCATGTCCACCACCACCAGCTAAAATAACATAAACCCAAGTAACTCCATCAGGTATTTTTACTGAACCAGATGAAGTAATAGTTTGGCGCAAAGTTAATCCATTGGGTGCAAATAAAGAAGTTTGTTGAGTAGGCGTGACTGTATTAGAAGAGGCATTCCAAGAGTTAACTTGAGTTCCCGATTTATTTTTGCGAAATATATTTGTCATTATTTGCTCCTAGTAAAAAATATAGAGTATTCCATCGCCGCCATTTCTAGCAGATGCTCCAGCCCCAGCGCCACCGCCACCAAGACCACCATTACCTCCAGTGTTTCCTGAAGCATTAGTACCGTTACCTGCTATTCCAGCACCACCCCCACCTCCTGCTGCTGATCCACTACCACTAGTTGCACGACTTCCACCAGTTGTTACTACTCCTGTCAAGATGTTTATTCCATTACCGCCAGCTCCACCACTTTTTGTGCTAACGGTAAAATTGTTATAGCCACCGCCACCGCCAATTAAACCTGAACCGCCACTGCCAGCACTTTGATTAAAACCAGCGTTAGCGCCACCACCGCCTCCAGATATACCACTACCGCCATCGCCACCAGTAACGCTTCCACCAGAAAATGATGAGCCACCACCACCACCACCCCCACTACCAAGTGTTCCAGATACGCCGCTGTTATTAGTAGAACCTGCTCCACCTGTACCGCCAGGAATACCCCAATAACTAGTTGACCCACTTCCACCAGCGTTAGAGCCGGTGCCACCTCCTCCACCGCTACCTAATGTACCTAAATTAGAAGCACTACCCCCGCCTCCTGCAATAATGTGCCCATAACGAGAATACCCACCACTAACTCCACCAATACCACCTGCTCCAATAATGCAAGTTGGATTTGCTAGTGTCCATCCCCAAGCAATACCGCCCGCACCGCCGCCAGCTCCAGCGGCAGCGGAACCACCACCGCCCCCTACAACAATAGCATAAACCCAAGTAACTCCATCAGGTATTTTTACTGAGGTTGTACCTGCGTTGATTGTTTGACGTAGTTGTAATCCATAAGGCAAAATAGTAGAAACAAAACCATTACCTGTTGCAGTATCATTTTGTGCCCAACTGTTTACTTGTGAGCCTGACTCACCTCTACGAATTGGATTGGCCATTATACAATCCTGTTAACATACCCCGAAATATTAATTACTGAGGCAGCATTTGATGTAGTAGATAAGGCAGTTGCATAAGCTGCAATAGTAGATGCGCCATTAGTAAGTATAAGGCCAGGTACTACAAGTGTTAATCCTGATAGCGCGGGGATAGTTTGAACAATAGGCGCGTAGTTATTGCTACCTGTAGCAGTTCCTCCATAGAAAATAGTCAACTGAACTGGAGTAGTAGCATTGTTTGTAGCATAAAGCCAAACTTCATCAATTGTTGTAGTTGTTGATGAAGATGTATGAATAGTAGTTAAAGATGCTGGGTTAGCCACAGCGATACCGCCAGATGTCCAAGTACCTGTAGCAGCGTTTGTAACCGTAAAGCTTGTTGTACCTGTCACAGAGGCAATAGGTACGTTAGAAAGGTTGTAGCCAAAGTTAGGTGCGCCAGTAGTATTGGTGGAAGAAATAATACCTGTGATAGTAACTAACTCACCTGCAGCAAAAGCGTGGGTTGCTGTATAGGTAATAGTTCCAGAAGAGGCAGTAACGTTGGTCATAGTTGCAGAGGTAAGTGCTACGGCAGCTACAGGAATTGCCACACCTGATGCTGCTCCTGATAAAGCTATCTTTGAGTATGTTGCCATTCTTTTATTATACCATTCCTATCCAAATACCTGTTGTGAAAGAACACCTTGGTCTGAATCATAAACTGCCGTTCCAGTATTTCCAAGAGTACCTTGAGTTCCTTGTAACCCTTGAGCAGCAAAAGAACCGTTTAAACCTTGCAACCCTTGAGTTCCTTGAGTACCTTGCGTACCTTGAGAGCCAGTGTAGCCCTGCGTTCCCTGTAGGCCTTGCGTTCCCTGTACTCCCTGAGTACCTTGTAAACCTTGTGTACCTTGCGTTCCCTGTAATCCCTGTGTACCCTGTGTACCCTGTGTACCCTGCGTACCTTGAGTGCCACGAACACCTGTTAAAGTGACTGTCCATGATGTAGCAGTGGTTGTGCCTAGGTTATAATCGGCCGCAATTGCAAAAGAAGTTCCGCCAGTAATTGTGACAATACCTTCAAATAAGTTTGCTACAGTATTAATTGCACGAACACGGTCACCTGTAGCAAATGCGCCCTGAGCATTAGTAGTTAAAGTTATTGTTCCAGTAGATGCTGGGGTAGCAGAGGTGGTAGATGTAATGCCAGAGTAACTAGTACCTTGTAAACCTTGTAAACCTTGCAACCCTTGAGTACCTTGAGTACCTTGAGCTGCTTGAACGCCTTGCGTTCCCTGTGTGCCCTGTACGCCTTGTAGACCTTGAGCTCCTTGAGTACCTTGGGTACCTTGCAATCCCTGAGTACCTTGAACTCCTTGTAAGCCTTGGGTACCTTGAGTACCTTGAACGCCTTGTGTACCTTGAGTACCTTGGGTACCTTGAGTTCCTTGTAAGCCTTGTGTTCCCTGTAATCCCTGTAATCCTTGTGTGCCTTGCGTTCCTTGAGTTCCTTGGCTACCTGTAGTTCCTTGAGGACCAGGAGCTCCATTTGAACCATTTAAACCATCTACTGCAGCAGTACCTTGTAAACCTTGTACACCTTGGGTACCTTGAGTTCCTTGAACGCCTTGTACCCCTTGAGTACCTTGGGTTCCTTGTGTGCCTTGTGAGCCTTGCAAACCTTGGGTTCCCTGGGTTCCTTGCGAACCTTGCGTTCCTTGCAAACCTTGGGTGCCTTGCAACCCTTGACTACCAAGTGTTCCTTGTGTACCTTGTGTACCTTGTGAGCCTTGTATTCCCTGGGTACCTTGTGTTCCCTGAGAACCAAGAGTGCCTTGAGAACCAACAGTTCCTTGAGTACCTTGGGTACCTTGGGAACCTTGGATTGAAGTTCCTTGAGTACCCTGGGTACCTTGTGTTCCCTGGGTTCCCTGAGTACCTTGGGTACCTTGCAGTCCCTGCACACCTTGAATGCCCTGTGTGCCTTGAGTACCTTGAACTCCCTGTACGCCTTGTAGACCTTGAGCTCCTTGCAAGCCTTGAGTACCTTGACTTCCTTGAGTGCCTTGCAATCCTTGCAAACCTTGCGTTCCTTGTGAGCCAGTGTAGCCCTGGGTTCCTTGCAATCCCTGAGTACCTTGAACTCCTTGAACACCTTGGGAACCTTGTGTACCAAAAGTACCTTGGGTTCCCTGAGTACCCTGGGTACCTTGTGTTCCTTGAAGTCCTTGCAATCCCTGAGTACCTTGTAGACCTTGTAGACCTTGAACACCTTGTGTTCCTTGTAAGCCTTGAACGCCTTGTAAACCTTGTGTACCTTGCACTCCCTGTGTACCCTGCACACCTTGGGTTCCTTGCGTACCCTGCGTACCGAAGGTGCCTTGTACCCCTTGAGTACCTTGGGTTCCCTGCAGTCCTTGTGTGCCCTGTACACCCTGTGTACCTGTATCGCCCTTGTCACCAGTGCGAGCAAAGGTGATGATAATGTCATCTGCATTAGCAAGAGTGCCGTTACCAGAAACGTATGACGAGTTGACAGTAAACCAGCCAGTATTGTTAGTGACTGATGAGATTGTATAAAGAACAAAAGTTGAATCATCAAATTTCTTTGATACTCTAAAGTGGCCTTTTATTGTTGAGGTAGAGTTTCCAATGGTGTTAAGGAAGGATGAGATATCAGTAGCGGCATCATTTGATGCGTCAATATAAAGAGCGGTTGCTGAAGAAAGAGTTGCATTATTAAAGCGCAAATTTCCAGTGCCTGGATCAGCGGCTGTGGTTGTAGTGTTGAAGGTATAGTCAAAGGTAGCGCCACCAAAGTTACCGTCATTTCCTCGTACACCTTGTGTACCTTGAACTCCTTGTACTCCCTGAGTTCCTTGAACGCCTTGCGTACCTTGCAATCCTTGTACGCCCTGAGTTCCCTGTGTGCCTTGAGTTCCTTGAGTGCCCTGTAAGCCCTGTGTGCCCTGTAGACCTTGAACGCCCTGAAGTCCTTGGGTGCCCTGTACTCCCTGAGTTCCTTGAGTACCTTGCGTACCTTGTAGACCCTGTACGCCTTGAGTTCCCTGGGTTCCTTGAGAGCCAATAGTTCCTTGGCTACCTGTAGTTCCCTGTAAGCCTTGTGTTCCTTGTACTCCCTGCGTTCCCTGTAAACCTTGGGTACCCTGACTTCCTTGTAGGCCTTGAAGCCCCTGTACACCTTGAACTCCTTGAGTACCCTGGGTACCTTGTGTTCCTTGACGTCCTTGAGTACCTTGAACGCCCTGCGTTCCCTGTAGGCCTTGCGTTCCCTGTACTCCCTGAGTACCTTGTACCCCTTGAGCTCCTTGAGTTCCTTGAGTTCCTTGTGTGCCCTGAGTACCTTGGGTACCTTGGGTACCTTGTGTACCAAAAGTACCTTGGGTTCCCTGAGTGCCTTGTAAGCCTTGAACGCCTTGTGTACCTTGAGTACCTTGGGTACCTTGAGTTCCTTGTAAGCCTTGTGTTCCCTGTAATCCCTGTAATCCTTGTGTGCCTTGCGTTCCTTGAGTTCCTTGAGTTCCCTGCAACAAAGACGCTGGGGACCATGAACGAACGCCTTGTACGGACGATGTAAGCACTTGATTTGAGGTAGAAGGTACGCCTAAATCTGGTTCTGTTTCAGACAGGCCAATAAAGTTATATCTATCTGCAGATACCTGTGTAGGAGGGGTCTTTTTTGTTTTACCCGATAGATTTTTAGCCATTAAATGTTTCCAAGATGCTTAAAGTAACGTGCAGAGTACTATTTGCTGCTGCTTGTCCATAAAGTGATTTACCTTGTGCAATAACTAGTTTTCCTACAGTTGCAGAGGTTGCATCATTTCCTGGTACTAAATATCCTTTTAGTAAAGATGTATAAGATGTGCCATCATAAAAAGACATATCAACAGAACTGGCGGTGGAAGTAATATTAGCTATTTGAGCCATAAGAATAACTCCAGTATAACCTGTTGGTGGAGTATATAGACTTACATTGCTAGTTGTTAAAACCGCTGTTACTGTTTTAAACTGATTTAAGATGGTGGCCATTTCTATACCTCAATTCCAAAAAGAAGTTTGATGGATTCATCAAACTCATTTATATTTTCCCCAACCGCTGAATGAACGTTTGGATTATTATGAAATATTTTCATAGTTACTGCACGTAATGATTTTTCTACAATATTTGCAGTATCCTTACCATCACGATTTTCTACTTTTTCTAATTCATCATCAATAGTTGTTTCTACCATTGTACGAAGTGCTTTTACAATTGGAGATACCGTATCTGGCATTGTTAAAGGATCAAATTTCATTATTATGCCTCCAACGCTAACATATATGGTGTCATTATTGCAAATAAACTTTTATTAAAAGCCGTACCACTAATTGTACCCGAAGATTGCTCAATTGTTAAGTCTGGTCCAATTTTAAAGTTTCCCTTTTGATCTGTGCTAGTAAAAAATACTGCGCCTCCGCCAGACATTACTATTTCATTTTCTGGAACTGGTTGTCCGCCTAATTGAGGCAAAGCTGTTGATGGATCTGTCCCACTTCCACAATATTCAAAAGTATGTCCTGAGGCGGTAATTCTGCTATTTTGATAAAATTTAGCTGAAGTAGTGCCATTTACTAAATTTGTTGGAATATTAGTCGTTAGAGTAATTGTTACTTTTCCACTAACTAAAGTGCTTACTGAATTTAAGGTATACCAAGTTGTTCCATTATCAAATGTAACTACATTGTTTGCATATGGTGCTGCGCTTAAACCACTTATAACTATATTTTGATTTATTAGATCATTAGAAAATACTGTTCCAGAATTTAGTAAGTTACTTACTCCTATTGCCTTTAGTCCATAGTTTCCAAACGATGTGTCGGAACCAATAAGGGAGCAAAATCCGCCGGACTCACAAAGAACTCCTACATCTGTAAATATTGTGTAAATACCAACAAGCTGCGCATACCCTTGATTAACAATATGTATGCCAATGCCACCGTAGTTAATCTGAGTGTACTGACCAGCAACCATTGACTTATTACCTTGGACGACGTTGCCGTCAATATACATGCCTTTTCCGGTGGTTGTAATTGAAGAAGCGTTGTAAACATACGGACTTCTTGTGATGACTCCCGCAGAACCGTTTGGGTTATAAGCCACTGCTGCGGCTCCAGACACGTGACCTTTAAAGGTGACCTCTGTAATGTACACGCCATTATTAACGTAAAATATGTGCGCGGTTGGGTTTGCTGGTCTAATGGTTACCGACCTTAAACTGTCCCCAACTACGGAAACACCTGTAGGTATTGTAACCGGATTTTCTTCTGTATACTCTCCGCTTTTTACTAAAACAGATGTACCATTTGTTGCAACAGCAAGAGCGGCCTTGATAGTTAAGAATGGGGTATCTTGGGTTTGACCGCTGTTACTGTCACTTCCATTTTTAGCAACATAATAAGTATTAATAACTGCAGCTGGGGTATAGATCGCTCCTTGAGTACCTTGAACTCCTTGAACACCTTGTAAGCCTTGAATACCCTGAATACCGTCTTTACCAACATAACCAGCATTACCTTGAACGCCTTGTACCCCTTGGGTACCTTGAATACCTTGTGGACCAGCAGCAGCAATATTGGTTATATCTGGGGATAGTGGGTCTGGAATAAGATCAGACTCAATATATGTAATGCCCGGAGCTATATCCGTAATTATAATAAGTTCAGTACAATAAACGCATGTACCGCAATTATTTACGCAGCTCATTAGAAAGGCCCTATAGGATTGCTAACTTCTGAGTGTGTAAATACCTTGCCATAAAGGTATGTTTTTACTGTATTACTATTTGAAGTTAGTTGTAGGTCATAGTAAGCAACATTTGGTAGATTAGCAGTAACTGATCCTGGAAGAGTCATTGTTAAAGTATCCACTATACCCCCAACTACAGACGCACTCTTTACCAGAGTAAATGTGCCCAAAATTACAGGGCCAACTCTGCTTGCAGGAATAGATGGGGAAAGACGAATTTGAGCAAGTGGTGTGTAAGAAGTAATGTCCATAGAAAATCTAATAACCTCAATAAAGTCATCCCCAGAGTAAAGTGAAAGATCTTTTGATATAACTGGGGCACTTGGAGAAATATCGCCATAGTTTGGAAGTGAGAGGGAAACTCTTTGTGGAAGAGACGCATCGTCAATTTCTTGAGGGCGGTATACAGGAATGTAACGATTACTCATTCGACTAATGCGGCGCAAAGTCATTACTTCAATTCTATATATACCCACACCAAGCATGACGCAAAGTTCTCTGTATTGTTCTTTACGTGTTTGAACCATTTCTGTAAGCTGGCGATAACGTTCAGAACGTGGAATAGATACACCGTCTGGAGAAATAATGTCAATATCAAATGCAGCATCATTAGCCAAAGTATACAGGGCCATAGTTGATGCTAAAAGAATTAAGGGATATTCTTCAATCCCTGGTAATCTATTTAAAGTAGTAAGAGAACTACCATTAGTGTCTGATTCATTACGGCTATGCTCAGTAAAAGCAGTGTTTATATAGTAAGAGATTTCACTATCAGTAAAATATCTGTAAGCCGTGCCCGATATGGTAATTACCGCATTGTTCGCAGGGGCCACTGCTAAAGTTAAAATACCTATGCCCTCTTCCACAACAGTTGTAGAAGATACATTAAGTGTTGTGGCTAAACCTGTGGCCACTGCCGCAGCACCAGTTACTGCAGTTCCTGTAGTAGCATTAGTAACAGTAAACTGTGAGGCTGAGCGTGTTGCAATAGTAACGCCAGTTAAATTAAATGGCGAGGCAATTATCCCTGTTGCAGTTGAAGTTGTTCCTGTAACCGCAGAAGTAACGGTAAAACTAACCCCAGCATTAACTGCCAAAATAGTTTTTGCCCCATTAAAACCAGTAGTTGTAGCCCCAGAGATAGTAATTGTTTGTCCTGCTGAAAGACCTGTTGTTGAAGTTGTGGAATAGGTTATGACCGACCCAGAACCTGAAATAGCAGTTATTGCAATAGAGTTAGTTAATCCGGTGATATTAACAGTCTGTCCAGCGGTAAGAGTATTGCTAGAGGTATAAGTAATTGTTCCAGAGCTAGCTGAGGCTGCAGTTACGGTAGATGTAACAACTGGAAGTAATACGCTGATTGCTAGGCTACTGCCTAAAACTGGGGCTTGACTAAGTTGAAATCTAGTTGTAGTGCCATCCCCTGTATAAGTTTCTACAAAAGAACGGGGAGTGTCGCCAATTTCTGATCGCAATCTACTAGCGAGCTGTGATAAGGTGGCCACGGATCCTCCAGTTAAATGTTATCTTTATTATCTATCAAAAATTCTAATAAATCTGTGTAAAAAAGGCCCCGCTCCTACAGGAGGGCGGTTGTAGGAGCGGGACGATTAGAACTCGTACGAATTAAAGACGGTCGTACAAGTAACCTTTTTCTTTGAGATGGTTTGCTACAGCCTGTGAAACTTTGTACTTCTTGCCCGCTTGGAAAGAGTAGTGGTTGCCTGCTCCAATTGTCATCATTTCAAGGTCTTCTGCAACACGTACGACAACTGAGTCGTCTGCGAGGCTTACGCCGAGATCTTCAACCTCATCAATTACAGTCGGTACAGGGGTTGTAAGATCTACAATCTCTGTAGCGTCACGGTAATCTTTTGCCGCTGTTGCCATAGACATTTCGCCAGCACGAGCTGCTAGAGCTTCTGCGTTGGCCTTGATTTGTGCTTCACGTTCACGTCCTGTGACGTCTGTTACTTTTGCTTTTGCCACGATGTGTATTCTCCTATTAGATTGGTTTTTAAGGTGGGGGCGGGTTTTACCCCGCCCCCTATTAAATTAGTTGGTTTCTGCGATAACTACAGACTGATCAGTGATTAGACCAAGACCGTAAATTGCATACCAAGCAAGAGCGTGCTCACGACCGAAGTCTAGAATACCGCCGTCACGAAGTTCCACTGGAAGTGAAATAGCATGACCGAATGCGTTGTCTCCAATAAAGATTGCTGAGTAGCGGTCGTTAGATCCGTTACCTGTCTTTGTTGAAGGAGTTGTGTAACCTCCACCAGTTGGGTAAACGATAGAAGCTGGATCAACAGCTGTATCTGCGGTGTAGTTTGCACCAGCACCGTTTGTTACCTTCTGGATTTGAGTTGTTTCGATGAATACTGTGTCATATAGACGACCAATTTCACCAAGCATGAAGTTACCTGGAGCTGCGTACTTTGTAACTTCGATGAATTCTGGATTGTCACGAAGCTTGCGGCTTTGGTGTGGGTGCACGAATGCAACGTATGTCTCACCTAGGCGAGGGATATTCTTGGTTGCAAGTGTTTCTACTGCATCCTTGACTGTCTTAGGTGTTAGGTTGAATGCACCAGTCATTGAAGCACGAGTTGTGCCCTTTGTACCGTCTGCATACCAGTTGTTAACAGCTGATAGGTTTGAACGATCTTCACCGTAGATGACTGAAGAAGCAGCCATAAGTGTGTCACGAGCCTGGCCATCAAGGTAAAGAGCCATGTTACGTCCAAGAAGACGTGATGCTGATGCCATAACATCATCGAATGATGCGTTAAGTAGAAGCTCAGATACTGCAATTGCATATCCGTGCTCAGCAACAGTGATTGAGAACTGCTGTGCTGTCAACGCGTTTGTTGACATACGTACGCCTTCAACCAATGGAGCTGCGAAGCCTAGGTTGTTGTAGCGCATGAAGTTGATCTGTAGACCAGGTGCGACGCCTAGTTCTGTCTTCTTAACAGCGAACTGTTCGAAGCGAAGGATAGGCATTGACTGGAATAGAATTTCTTTAGACCAGATGGTCTGAATTGCTTGGGTAAGCTGGCTATTTGAGCCAGAGTACGCTGTAGGTGCTGCGGCTAAATTGCCGGTACCTGTTACGGCTGATGCCATGTCGGTGTTACTCCTTATTCATATATGTTAGGTTGAGGTTAAAAGGTAATTGCTTACCCGAAGAGTCCCTTGTTTTGATTGTTTGCTCCTGGGAACAAACGATCTCTGTACTTTGCGTATTCAGTAACCGACATTGCGGCAATTTGATCCGCGGTGAACTGTTGTTGTCCCGAGTTGTTTTCCATAGTTGGGGGCAAAGTAGTACTTGTGCCCTTCATGTCACGACGAGCAGTCTGCATAGCCTGCTGCGCCGATTCCAGAATCTTAGACGAACGTTCTCTAAGTCCGGTAATACTATTTTCTATCTCGTCTGCATTATTTCCTGAGATTAGATCTAAAAGCTCAGGCATAATATTTTCTTGCTCTTCAGCAAGGCGACGATTACGATAAGCGGTAAGTTCAGCATACTGACGCTCACGCTCTAGAAGTGCATCTTTACGAGCACCTTCTTGACGAATTTCTTCAAGCTTGGATTCCCATTCTTGTTCCTTCTTTTCTAGAAGTGAACGGACATCCATTTCAGATTCAGCTAACTTACGTGCTGCTTCTTCTTTCTCTTTCGCAATTGCGACGGCTTCTGCAAGCTGTGCTTCACGATCTTTCTTAAGCAGATTAATTTCTTCTTTAAGGGAATCAATCTGTGGGTAAAGCTTTGACTTCTCTTGTTCACGAACTCGTTGAAGATCTACTTCTGTATATCCTGACTTTGAATCTGTAACAGGAGCCACTGTTTCTTGCTGTGCTGATGATGCTTTGCCTGTAACTTCAGAAGCAAACGCTTCTTGAGCCACTGCACTATCAACAACATTTGATGTTGTTTCTGACATGCGTATTCCTTTAGGTTAAGAGGTCGTTGTCCGATGTAATGCCACGATGACCTGCGGGTTAGTTTGGTATATAGCCTGACAAATTATTGCTAATTTGTCAGCCTAAATCATTGGTTTTCTTCAGAATTAGGTGTATCAGTTTGGGTGCTCGCACTCTGTCTAGGAGTTTGACTACCGTATGCTTTTACAATTATTTCTTGTTGAAGTTGCCCAAGTGTTTGTTCTTCAAATGGGGTAATGATTCCTGGTTGTCCTAATGGGCCAGGACCAGTTCCATTTCCAGGAGCTGCTCCAGGAGGAAGAGTTCCATCCGGCATCATACCAGTAAGTGATGTGATTGCGGAATTTATCTGTTGCTTAACGAGATTAATAGCTCCGTCAGCCTTAGCGTCAGCAATAAGCTCTGCACGAATTTCCTCTAGCTTTTGATCTGGGAACTCCTCACCAAGTTGGCGAAGAGCACCTTCACGGCTTTCAAGATTCATATTCATTTTTTGCTGGATTTCGTTGAGTACAATCAACTTATCTAGTGGAAGTGGGGGAGGCATATGAATAACTGACTCGTAAGTAATTGGGTCTGCAAAATCAAGTTTAGTAAGCTGACCCGGCTTGATAGGCCCATTAACTGCTGGATTATAAGTAAACAGTTCTGGCTCTTTAAATGCAAGTGTCAAAAGCACTAGCTCATTAATACGTTGTAGGCCTTCTTCGTACTGTACAAGTTTCTGGTGATAACGATTCATCAGAGGTTGGTACTGAATAGCAAGGGCAACACCTGAGGTGTTAGAGATAGGCTGTACCTGACCAAGAGCTGTCTCTGGGACACCAACCATTTCGTGCATGCTTGTCTTGAGGATCTTAAGGTACTCCATAGCGCCCTGGAGGCCCTGTCCGCCGCCTTCCAGGTTAAATACCTGTGCATCCTTAGGTAGGCCTGCCCAAACCTTTTTAGGGCCCTTCTCAAGGCTTGAGGCCTTAGCACCTGTAATAACTGTTACTGGTGCAGCATGGTAATTAATGATATCTGCGATATCTGTCGCAACCTCATTATAGTTACGGTTAAGCGTAATAACGTCGTGGCAATCTGAAAGTCCCCATGGGGATCCTGAGACACGGACGTTAGGAATGTGAATGACTGGGACTACGCCAATAGGATTTGGTCGGCTATCAATGAGCTCATCGTTAATGTATTCCTCAATGCGGTCATCAGTCAAAATTTCAGTGTATGTGTACACCTGGCGTGTGCCCTCTACAGAAGTGCCCCAGAAACGATACTTAAGCTTGAAACGAATCAAACGTGAGCGATCATGTGGGTGGAATTCTGGAAATGCAAACGAAGAGTTAAGGGGAAGAATACGTACACGCCCTGGATGAGGACGGCCGGTCGAATCTTCATAGGCCTCTTCATAAGCAACTTTAACAAAACAATCGCCTGATACTCCGCCTTGCTGACCCATCTCCCATAAAATGCCATGCTTGTCATTATCAATCTCCCACACACGTTTTAGAATGTCTGGGACAATTGCCTCAGTTTGTTGCGGGCTGCGGAACATAACGCCACGGCTAAAAGTAAAGTTAATAATAAAATCTGTGAACGCACGGTAATAGTTATATACCATTTGTGATTCACCAATTTCACGGCGATAAGACCAGTGATGGCCTAGGTACATTGCCCAGTTAAGTGAATAACGGTTTAGGCGTGGACCGTGTACTTCAAATTCTTCATCAGCAAGTTCCACTAAACCTAGTGGTGAGATGGAAATGGTTAAGTCAGATGACGCCGCCCGATAACTGGGAGGTGAAAAATCCATACCACCGCTCATTGATTACATCCTGACTTCATAGTTGCCCCCAACTTAAACGACGAAACCTGATTGTTTCTTCTTCTTTTT